GTAAGTTAGCAAGTCTTGAACGCACTTGAACATCAATATAAGGAGAAAAACAATCCCACCACATACACTCTTCTAACTCTGGTACTGGTGCGTCTGGTTTCCAACAGAATGCATGAATAGGTCTACGTGTCCAATTCACCCCGTTCTCTAAAAACGCCTCAAAGAGGGGTACATGCTTCTCTAAGGACGCTACAGAATGTACATCGCATAAAGTAACCTCCCCATGCCCTTTTTTATGATTATACAAAAATTCATTACGAATATAACAAGTAATCGTTGGAAGATTGTGATTTAGATACGACATATTAAGATATTAAAAAAGACAGGAGGTGATCCTGTCTTATCTATACTATTAACCTTTACCTTGTCCACGATAACGCTTCTTACGACCATTACGAGAGGTCGCACTAAGAAGAGTTCTTGCCGAGCGTCCTTGACGAGTTTTCTTTGGTGCGCCAGGTTCAAACACAGTCTTATTAGATCCACCTTTAGCCATTAGTTTCCTCCAATTCAATTAAACTAGGATCAATATCATCTCCCGAGAAAAACGATTCTGAGAGATCTTGAAGGACCTCAGCACACTCTTCATGTGTAAGGTCCGTATAAATCTTACGTCCTTTATAAAGTACGTTAAACTTCTTCATCAGATAATACGAGTTTTTTCATGTCCAACACGAATCCGAGGATCACACCAGATTTCAAAGCCTGCATCTTTTGCATCAAGACAGAATGAAACGTCTTCGCCACACATATCCTGAACATTTCCAGATTCAAAAACTTGCATCTTAGGAGCAAACCAAGGATACTCAAGATTTTCAAAAACACCCTTCTTAATCAATACCCATCCAAAACCTGTGTAGTCTACAGTGAATGGCTTCTTACGCTTACTGATCGAATCCACAGTTTCGTGGTTCATAACTCCACCATTCTTGCGGAAGTCATCTTCTTCTAACCAGTGTGCGACAGAGGTTGTGTGTCCATCTTCTGTGGCATACCAACCAGCAACAACTTCCTTCTCTTCTCCTTCTTCATTCAGAGCAAGATCACAGAGTTGCCAGAACTTGTTTGTGTCAAAGACAATATCCGAGTCAATCCAAAGTTGATAATCATATTGTAACTTACCATCCCAAGGAATTTGCTTCGGACCACGAAGAACATTTGCACCTAAACACTTGCAACGTGCAAAGTTAACCATTGATGAATAATCTTGCGAAATCTGAATACTCATCTGATTCTGTACCATATCAAAGCACAGTTGTACAAAGTTCTTTAGAAAGATAAAAGAACATCCACGTCCTGGTAGACAGAAGACAATACTCTTACCTCGCATTCTTTCTTTAATCGCATCAATATCCCATTCTTGTTCTTTGGGTTTTGGTGCTGCAGCTTTTACAGTAAATCCTTTTGCCATAAAGTTTAGTAACCTTCAAACTCAATTTTAACAGTCTATATATGCCTTGTCAATATGAAGGTGATCCAGGTGGCTCAGATGATTTGTCCATAGAATATCCTCCAATATTAACTGGAAGTTCTGTATAGTTTAAGTCATCCACATCATAATCAGTCTTCATAAGACCAACCATATTCTTCAAGGTGCTCCAAGTTTCTTCAAACTCTTCCTTCTTGAGAGAATGAAATAAACAACGATCCTTGGCATATATGTGATAAATCTTTTCCATATAAAAAATATTTCCGGAAATTTTGTAGCAAAACTTAATTCACTACCGCATTATATATCAGTACAATCAAAAACCCTAGGGGGACTAATACTATTCTTCCCATTGTCTTTGGATACCTGATTGCCCATCCTGCGAGAACTACTCTCCAAAAATTCCAATAAGGTCTTCTGCGGGGGGTTTTGAGACTGATCATACTTCCGGAAAAATTTTGTGAGATTGATATAGAGCTCGCGTTTTGTCACCTCTGTAGGTTAGGGTAGTTAGCGATTTTAAAACCGCCCGCCCCCATCACGCCGCCGCGACGCCATAAACAATCGGCGGTAAAACACTGCCGATAAGTGTCACTGAGACATCATAACATAAGTGCCCCTCAGTGTCAACCAAGGGGCACACAGTTAGTATCAGAACTCGATGCTATCTGCAGTCGGTTCAGCATAAGCAACTGCCTGCTGATTGTCCTCAGTGAGAGTATCAAGGATGGACAGAATTTCACTGCCAGTGTTACCTTGTGCCAGCAGAGAAAGCATCACGGACTTGGACATAATAAAGAAGAAAAGTGTTGTGAACTGTGTGGTGCCTAGTTTATACTCATTCGACAGGAGTGAGTTATATCAGGCAGCGATATCTTCAGGGAGAAGATTAACTACTGCTTGGACACCAGCGATATGCAAAGTGGTGACAAATTGCATTGCTTGATTGATAGTGGGAAACTCTACAGTACGCTCCACATTGTCCTGAACGTTAGTGAAGGTGACGGTGCGTGATTGTGTCATTTGAGTGTTAGTAACTGTGTGGACTTAAGTGTTAACGAAACTCAGAAATCGAACACGTCTGAGTTAAGTTGAATCACGTTCACTTTCGGGTCACTGAATGATACTCCATCAGGCGTACCTTCGATGATACCTTCCAGTGCATCTACGAAGTCTTGATAACTACCTGCCTCCATAGCAATGTCATACAAACCCTGGTCATTGTTGATCCACAGAGCAACATTCCAGGTCTCGTAATTCTCCCAACCATTATACTCAGTGGAGAGGATGTTGCGCTGATAAGTGACAGTCATTGTGTGGTCTTAAGTGTTGGTGGGGGTTGGTTGATTGCCCCCTACACTACTAGAACACTTTAGAGGATCCTTATCTGTTACTGTCCGAAATTACCAGCGGTCAGGTGTACTTAAGTCCTCAACGTAAGCATCACACTTCTCTGCAGGTTCCAACTTGAATAACTTCTCCCAATCAATCTGGTGTGGGTCGAAGTCACCGAACACTGATAGATCCAGAGTGATTCTATAACGCTGCTTCTGTGCCTGACTATAAGCAACTGACATAAGTACGCTCCGAATGTGTATAGAGGTAGTCTAAGATGCCTGAGGATTGTTGTCAAGTCCTGCTGAGTATTTATGAGGACTTGGTGGATTTTGTGTGAGGGATTATGAGGATTTTGTGACCCTGGGGGTTGACAAAGTGCGGTCCTTATGTTATGCTCGCTTAGATCACAAGACCTCGACACATTAAAAACGTATTCAAAGGATTAAAAGGTGTTTATAGACACATAAGACACATACTTTTCCACAGAACTAACAAGTTTTTCCACACATTTATTATACTTTTCCACAGGTATGTTAAAAACTCATATACATTTTTTAATACATTTTTAATCGTTTTTTATTGTTTTTTTACCTTAAATCGTACAAATAGGCATTAAAAAAGAGGGGTTACATCCCCTCTCTATACTATACTCAATCAATGCCTAATCTGTACCTTGCGTATGCTTTGGCATCCTTTCTTGACTTGAATCGTGCTTGCTTACCATCAAATCTTAGGGGTTCAAACTTATACCTTAGTTGGTTGTTATGTATAATCTTTCGACTGTAAAAGTAGAGAGAGAACATACCTTCTTGCTTCTCATCTTTCGTCTTCTCCTTGTTAATAATGAAAGGAAGATTAACAGTGGTAAGAGTAATCATTGATTGTTCAGTTGTTGATAAGTTCAGCAGGAGATCCACAAGAGCGATAGAACTCTACCATACGATTTGCTTCTTCAAGTGTAGCAAATGTTTGAGTTCTCCACTGTTGCTGATAGGGAGTGAAATAGCGGATTGTGAACATCAGTTAAGAGGGACAGAGTGAGAGTAAAGATAACCAGCAAGATTACCAAAGTTTTGTTTCCTTGCTTGGTATTCTGACCTTGCTAGGATAACCTTAACTTGGTTTGAATTGGAGTCTTTCCAGATGAACTTTTTGAACGATTTTTGCATTAGTTTAGAGTACAGAATGTTGGAGTTCAGAATCAACTTCTTTCAACACTTGAGTATAAAAGTCGATTGAAGATTGAGTACAGTTGTTATCTTTGAGATTCTGAATGTAGAACTCTAATGCTTCTACAACTGCTTGGGTTTTAAGTGTTTCGTTCATCATCATTCAGTTCAGTTTGATGCCATTGTTGAAAGGAATGTCTCCATACTTAGTAGACACAAACCAGTTGAAGTTTTTCTGGTAGATGTGTTCGCTATTTCCGTGTTCTTTCAGAATAGCATTGAGACGTGATTTGGTAGTGTTTGATTGATGTCCACCATCAAACAATTCTAACCAAGTATCACCTACCATCGCAATCAGATTGCTATACAGATAGACAAAAGATACTCCTTCGATGTTAATCACTTGAGTATTGTCTTTTTTCCAATCACGTTCTTGTGTGATTGCTTGATTCATTTGTTGTTCAATGACTCGCATTTGGTTTTGTGGTTGTGCTTATACTACTGGTACACTTTAGAGGATCCTTATCTGTTATCAACCATCAATCAGGTCAGGGTAGTATTCTTGGACTTCAGAGATTAACTCTTCGTCAGTATAACTGGTGAGATTTTCTTCCATCTGCTCACCTACAATACGGAGCAAATCTTTGGTGCTCATGTTATCAAGCAAACGGTCAATGTATGCTTCAACAAGTTCTTCGCGGTTAAAAGTGTCAGTCATTTGTGTTAGTTAAAAAGTGTGTTTGTGTGTGTTGGAATCAGTGAGTGAAAGCACCGAGAGCATTAAACTCGGCAGCGATTTGCTTCTCTGCGATACGCTTACCATTAACCTGGAAAGTATAGCGCAACTGTCCTTTTACAGTCTTGCTAACTTTACAAGTTAGGCAAACTTCGCCATCTCGTGTACCATTCAAATCATACTTTGCGAAGTAGTGGTTACAAACTCCAGGCAACCGATAGTCAACAACTCCATTGCGTTGCTGATAGTTTTCGAGTGCTAGTTGCTCGGAGAGTTTGATGGAATCGAAGAGATCAGTGATGTTCATACTACTAGGACACTTTGGAGGATCCTTATCTGTTATTAACATAAACATCTGGTCCTTCAACATCACAAAACTCTGACAGATAATAGTCTAAACTAACTCCAACTTCATCTGCTAGTTGACTGTATTCTTGGAATTGTTCAGCATCAAGAATAAAGAAATTAGTCTCAATCATGAGGTTGGATAATGTCTGCTACAGTGTGTAAAGTGTTGGAGGTGATGTTACGAACTCCTGGTGACAGTAGAAACGCAACAACAAAAATGAGGAGGATTGTTTTCATTTTAGATGGACTCTTAAATGTTAATCTCCGTGCCATCAATCGTAGCGGGAAGAAATATCAGGACCAGGATTCTCATAGTGTGCTACACTATCAGCAATGCGATCTTGTGACAATGCGAACTGTACTTTGCGACCTTCGTGATAGATCTCAAACACAGATTGAACATAAGGTGTTAGATTGCCTTCAGAATCCCAGGCATTTCGTGTGTGTGAAGTCTCAACGATTTCGTAGACTTTAGAGGTGAGAGGTGAAACGTAAGTGCTCATACTACTGGTACAATTTAGAGGATCCTTATCTGTAACTCACAGTCCGTTGATAAAGTCAGCGAGTGCTTCTTTGTATTCTGCTTCAGTCTCAAAGATGCGACCGTGAATGTTACGGGGATAGGTGACGTTTGTATCACCAACCGCAGCAACATTGCGGCAGTCTTGTTCATCATAACCCATCTCGATGAGGGTTTCAACGTAGGGATTGTAGTTTGTCATTTTTCGTTGTTAGTTAGTGGGAAAACAGTTTGTATCAATCAGTTGCCGAAGAAGGCATCGAACTCATCAGCAATCTGATCAATCAGTTCATCAGTTGCATCAAGGTCAAAGACATTACAAACAAAATCTACACAGTCATTCAGATCAGTGTGATTGTTACACATAAACTCGCACAGTGCGGGTGCGATGTCGGTTTGAAAGTCGAAAGAGGTGTTAGTCATACTACTGGTACACTTTAGAGGATCCTTATCTGTTATCAAAACAGATTGCGTCCGAATTGTCCACACAAATAGAACGCCATACCTTTATCCTTAAGGGTCACACCTGCGAAACGCAGAGGAACATAGCGTCCGTTGGTTTTAGATGCTTTCGTGCGAATCTGCAGCAAACCATTAGGACCAGTGATGGTATTCAGTTCAGTTTCAGTATCAAATGCAGTGCGAATCTGCTCACAAATAAACTCATAATCCTCGCGCAGTTCCTGATAGTGTTCGGGATGAGTTTCCTCATTCAGAATCTCACAACCGACATAATCATTCTCGCGGGTGAAAGCAACGTAGAGAGTTTGCTTCAGTTTCTGACCCACTTTGCTATCATCAAAAGACACAGAATCTTCGATGATTTCAGATAAACAATGCTTCAACTGTGTGGCAGCAATGCTCTCACCAACAGTGAAAGTTTTAATCTCTCCATCCTCCAGATCTTTGAGGTCAGAAGAGTTAGGAACGCCCAGGACAGTTTCTAACAGTTGCCCACGCGCACCTTTGTTCTTTCCAGGTTTGGCAAATACGCTGAAATCAGTTACTTTCAGTTTGCCATATACTTGGCAGGTTGTTAGTTTGGTCATCGTGGTGGTTGTGCTCATACTACTGGTACACTTTGGAGGATCCTTATCTGTTATCAGTCAACAACAGAGTAACAAGCAACCCAGGAAGGAATCCCGTTTAGTGATAAAGAACTGTTACGGTCATCAGCATAATCATTGGCATCATCTTCAGAGTAGAAAGGTCCAATGTATTCGGGGGATTCTAGATGCTCGGACCAGAATCGGACGGTGAAAGTGTTGCTCATACTACTGGTACACTTTAGAGGATCCTTAAGTTAATCACTTGAAACTTGCGTTCACTCCTACAACTCTAGCGTGAGGATTGCGAGCGAGAGCAGTTTCACGCGCATCTTTTGGTGAGTTTGCTTGTACTTCTTCCTTGAAGACTTTGCCACCAACGTATAGTTCAACAATGTATTTCATACAGAGGGATTAACAGAGATTTCTTTGATGTTTAGACCACAGAGTTGATTATAGACGCGATTTAGGATAAGTTTGTCTGCGGTCTTTGCGTTGGATTTCTCATACCAAACGGTCACACATCCATCGTAGGTTTCAACCATCACGCGATAGTTTTTCATAATCAGTTAGCGTAGAGTGGGAGTTTCTTACGAAGACTGATTGCATCATCAATCATCTCACCAACCTGTTCGTAAATGTAGGAAGAACCACCTACATCAGCGAGCACATCTTGAGTGAAGAGAGAAGAGAAATACTCCTCCTGATTTCCATCTTCATTATACTCAAACACATCATGTTGAGTGAATACAAACGCAGCACAGGGAGCGTTCTCACCTTGAGCATCAATCATACTATTGATGCTATCACGAAGTTCAGAAAGTGTACGGAACATAATCAGTTTTTGTTGGATGTAAAGTGTAAAGAATCAGGCAGGAAGAATACAGAAAGTGCCACACCAACCGCGAACCCATTCTAGAGTTTCACGGTAAGATGTGCGAGGGTTAGACATTTCCATCGTCTTACCATTGCGAGGATTGTGTGCAACAGCGACGTAAGAATACCCTTTGTATTCATCACCAGACTGCTCAATCCACATTTGATTAACTTTACCTTCCTTCCAATCGGTGTGGTAGGAGTAGATTTCGGAAACGATGTTAGTGCTCATACTACTGGTACACTTTAGAGGATCCTTATTTTAACTCAATACTACCAAGTACCTCTCTGAACGTGAATCTTACGGATTTCAGAATAGATGAAGCGTTGAAGTTTAGGGTCGGTAGTGTTATCAAAAGCATAATACAATCGGTTCAGGTAATCATCTTGTGTTGCTCCTATGTTACCATCACCACCGATGTCATTGAGTGAAGAACCTGCTGATACTTTGTTGCGTCCGAAATTCCCTGACACACGCCCAGTTGTACGAAGTTTAGGACGGATCTTTGAGAGGTTAGAGTAAGTCATCGTGCGATAATGTCAACGGATTCCATCAGCATCAGTGCCAGGTCAATCTCAACATCCTCATCAACAATCGGAATGTTAGCATCAACGAACTCTGCTGCTAGTTGTTGTAAAAGAGTGGTCATTCTGTCATCAGCATAAGCAAAGGTCGCAAAATCACTCTTGAAACCATCACGCAGCAGACGAAGAGAACGTGTTACCGTCAGGTCTTTGATTTCTTGTTGGTAGTCAGTCATATTCAATGGGTTCGTTGTCAAGGTCATAAACAAGTTTCTCTAGTTCTTTGAGAAGTTCTGGAGTGAATCGCTCTACAATCGGTTCATAATCAGTGTCAGGATAGAAACAATAAGCATCATACTTTTCCGACAACTCTTCATCTAAGGTCATTAGATTTTCAAGTTGTTGACTGATTGAACGGATAAGTTGTTCTTGATTCATAATCATTTTGCGTACAGATAACCACCCGCCCAGTCAGCATTTTCCAGCAACCATTCACGTTGCTCAATCAATCGCAGGTCATAACGAACACCTTTGGCAGGAGACTTCCAACTGGCGGACTTATACACTTCGCCAGTCTTCTTGTCAACGAAAGCGTGAACACTGCGCCCACCGCCACTATCAACCATAATCAGTTTGTGATACTTACGACCCGTTTCTGGGTAGAAGTCATAACCATCAGGACCATTGTGACGCAATGCTTCACACAATGCGTAAGTGTGTGCTAGAACAGCATTAGCGATGTTGTTTCGTGCCTCTTGTTGGGCAGCGTATTCAGCGAAAGTTGTTGTGCTCATACTACTGGTACACTTTAGAGGATCCTAACTTTAACTCAACCCCAGTTCTTGGCGATTGTGAAGTTGGCGTGGGAGAATACCTCACGGTCCACTACTTTATGTGTCCCATACTTGTTGGAAATCACATAACCCTCGTGGAATGATTGTACTTCCCACAGATAGCACTCAATGTCATCCTTTTCGTGAATGAACAGGAACAAATCTTCCTTGATAGATGATACCAACTTCCACAAACGGATGAGGTTGATGTCACAATCACATTTTTCTGCGATTTCATTTTCATTCACGACCTTTTGCTCACGAATACAAGCATTGATCTCTTTTTTGATTTGTGTTGCTTTGTTTGGTGTCACAAAGTCACACAACGTAGACATTTGCTTGGCAAACTTACACACATCCTCCAAATCTTCACGATAAGGATTCAGTTCCACTTCAGGTTGGACAAACAGGCAATGCTTTGTGCTGATGAGTTTGGTCATCAGTGGAGCAGCAGTCATCTCACGAATGTCATCCGAACCACCATAGATTGTGTGCGGAGCGATGATAATGTCCTGACGAACTGGCGCAGGGAACTTATAGGTAATCGTGTTGGGAGTAAATGTATCCAACCCACCACCAAAACCAATCCAATCACCTTGGAGCACTTGTTGAGTGCGAGGCAGGAAATCTAGGCAGAAGATGAGGATCTGCGTTACACGCGGTTGACCACCGAAATGGGTGAAGATGTCATCCTCGTTATAGCAAAGGCGGATTTTCTTCTTGTTAAATGCTGCTTTCGTACAAACAAAGAACTTACCATTCTGCGGATTTGTGCCCCACACAATAGCAGGAGCGCCATCCATCTTGATGCTGATGGTAGAATCTACCTCCGAGAACCAATCAAGAACCGACAGATTGCCAGTCAGAATCTCATCTTCAGGATGCTCTAGGTGTTTGTTTTGCATCGGTTGCTTGCTCATACTACTGGTACACTTTGGAGGATCCTTATCTTAAATTAAAAAAAGAGGGGATAAACCCCTCACTCAACGACTTGATTGTAAGTGTTCTTGACTTTATCAAGCAGTGTGGTACGTTGTTCTGCAGTGATCAGATTGTTGCGCGTGAAGTTAATGAAAGCAACAAGTCCAACGAGTTCCATAACACCATTGAACACTGGAATTGCATCAACAACTGCAACAACTTCGTGAATAAGAAGTTGTGCAACAATCACGACAAACAGAATAGCAGTAGAGAGACCGACATTCTTGAGAAGTTCGTTAGAAACATTCTCATTCACGAAAGTCTTAACCTGTGCGATTTTGTCTTGCATTTGGTATTGATTGTGGAGCAGAGTGCTCCTTACACTACTGGTACACTTTAGAGGATCCTTATCTCAATCTATGGGAAGTTTCGCCACTGATTTACCCTTCTTGTGGTCATCAATGAACTTCCTCGCTGATGCTTCGGTCCTACACACTTTGAGTTGCTGACCGTTGTGGATTATCATCAGTTGATTACCAT